CGTCGTAACCCTGTCCTTTTATACCAACATAAACATGACGCTCCTATTGGTCGTGTCGAGAAAATTACTGTTGATAAAAAAGGAATTTTTGTCGAAGCAAATGTTTCAGAGGCTGCTGAAAGAAGTCACGGTATCCAAACACTTATTAAAGACGGAGCTTTAAAAAGCTTTTCCGTTGGATTCCGCGTAAAAGACGGTAAGTATAATAGAGAAGATGATTCTATGATGATCACAGATGTTGAACTCATGGAAATCTCTGTTGTATCTGTTCCTTGTAATCAAGACTCGCTCTTTTCGATTAAAAAGAGTTTTGAGACAGATGAAGATTACAATGAATTTAAAAAGTCTTTTGAAGAGGCTTCTAACGACGAAATTAAAATGATGCGTAGTATCAAGGCTGGTATCACAAACGTAAATGAAGGACATTACCATACCGTTGAAATGGATGAAAACGGTACGGGAGTTACTACTTACGCATCGCATATGTCCAACCATGCTCATAAAGTTGTAAATGGTATTGTGATGGAAGCTGAGGGCCACACTCATGATATAACCATGATGGGTGTACCCATTCATAACATGGAGAGCGAGGAAATCGTTTCAGAACGTCCTTTATCTCCAACAGAGGAGGAAGCAATGTCTAACGACAAAACTGAGACTTCTGAGGTTTTAGAAGAAAAAACTGAGATGGAAGTGGAAATTAAAGAAGAAGCTGTCATCGAAGAAAAATCTGAAGAAATCGTAGAAGAGAAAGAAGCTGAATCTACTGAAGAGGTTATGGAAGAAGTTGAGAAAGAGGAAGACTTTGAAGAGGAGTTAGAAGCTCGTGATCCTAATGAGTCAATTCCTATGGTTAACTTACTGTCAGCTGATCCAGAATCACTTCAGCATGGAGATTTAGTTAATTTCGATGAAAAAATGTATAGGGTAACTAAAATAGCCACTGCCCAATCACCAATCTTTAAGTTTTTAGAGATTGACGCACAAGGTAAAGATTGTGATAATGTTCTTAATGTGAACGCAGATGAACTTTCCTCACGATCTGAAACAAAATCACAAACAAGTGAAGACGAGGTTTCTAACGAAAGTCTGACTAAAGAGCTTCACAATAATTCTGATAAGGAGAATGAAACAATGGCTGATCAAGTCGTAGATACGATTGATATCGAATCTGTTGCTAAAGAAGCAGATGTCGAAATCAAAAAAGAAGCTGCTCCGGTAGCTCAAGTGTCTGAGCCTCAAGTTGCAGAACTGGTTGAAAAAACTGGTGAAGCTATCATCAAAGAGTCAGACGCTCAAGAAAAATCCGATTATACTCCTCGCGAAAGCGATGAAGTAGCTGAACTTAAGTCTCAAATGGCTAAATACCAGGACGAGATTAAGGCTCTTCAGCAAACCAAAATGCACTATCAAGAGCAGAGCCGCAACCAGGCTCAGTTCTCTGAGAAAGAGCAGGCAAATGCTGTCATGCTCGCTAAGATGCTCAACAAGCGTGACGTTTTTGATACCAAGTATGGTTCAAGAATGAAAGCTATTACAACTGTTGATCAGTTCCTTAGCAACTTCTCAAGCAACATTTACACCGAGATGGAGCAGCAACTCGTTATTGCTCCGATGTTCAACCGTGTAGCTGTTGATGCAAGAACCTTCCGCGTACCGGTCGCAGATGAAGATACCGATGGTGATGTTGCACAGTTCGCTTCTGGCACCTTCGCAACTGGTATCGCTGACGCAACCCGTGTTCCGGCTTCTAACCAGAACACTATCAGCGCAGTTGACTTCACCCCACACAAGTTCATGGCTTCGACCCACCTTGCTAAGGATGAAGAAGAAGATACTGTACTGCCACTTATCGACTTCCTGCGTGCTGCTGCTACTCGCCGTCTTGCTCGCGCGATTGATAAGTCAATCCTTCGTGGTACTGGTGCCCTTACTGGCTTTACCCAGTCCCCGACCAACGCTATTACCCCAGGTACTGGTTATGCATCAGTTATCGAAGGTATCACCAACCTGACTGGTGACGTTGGAGCAGGTCTGACTGTTGACACGGGTGGAGCTAACGATAAAGCTGATCCGTCTGACATCGCTGCTGCTCGTACTAAGCTTGGCAAGTATGGCCTCCAGCTTGGTAACGACCTGGTATTTGTTACCTCAATTGAAGGTTACAATAACCTCGTAACTACCTCAGACTTCCAGACTGTTGATAAGTTTGGACCGAACGCAACATACCTCACAGGTTCAGTTGGCGCCGTTTACGGTATTCCGATTGCTATCTCTGAGTTCATGGATAACGTTGGTTCTTCAAACAACGACCTGGGTGTACTGCTTTACAAGCCTGGATTTATGATTGCCGAACGTCGCGGTATCGAGATCGAGAGCGAGTACGAACCACGCCAGCAGGTCACTGCAATGTATATGTCAACTCGTTTTGACTTCAAGGCACTGACCACCAATGCTAGCGCAGCTCTGGATGCAACTAAGTACTCCTACGCTGTAACTATTGAAGCTGGTTGATAACTAGCATCAAATATTTGACTACTACAAGGGGGAGGCGGTCACGTCTCCCCCAATGTACTTTAAGGAGAGTAAAATGAGTGTTATACCTGTTGATATTATGACTCGCGAAGAAGCAATGGAGTGGTTACTCCGTCATGGGTATTCAGTAGACGTTGCTAATGAAGAGTTGAAAGACTGGCAAGCTGAAACTGCCCCAGTCTATGATGAAGATGGTGAGGAGTATGAAGAAGAAGCAGAAGAGCTTCAAGAAGCACCAGACATCATCGTTGATGCAGCTATTATTCCTATCGTCGAAGACGAAGAGGAAGAAGAGTATGACGAGGAAGAAGTTTGCGAAGACTGTGAATGTGATCCTTGTGAATGCGAAGAAGAATATGATGAAGAAGACGACGAAGAATATGAAGAAGAAGAGTACGACGATGACGAAGACGAAGATGATGGTCTTCCATCTAGCGTAGAACGCTAAGAAAAGGAAATCCTATGGTAGATAGACGACAAGAAAACTTTGGTAAATATCCTTATATTACTTTAGAACAAGTTAAAGACTACTTATCAATTAATAGCACTAACCAAGACGATAGAATCGCAAATGTTCTTAATTATGCAACAGGCATGGTTGAGCACTATATTGGTCATGAAGTGTTAGCAAATGATTATGTAGAGGTATTTGATGGCGGTAAAACGTCTGTCATGGTATCTCGTCTGCCTTTAAATAACGTCTATCAAGTTACAGAATATGATGGCACAGAGCATAAAGTTCTTAATGATCCTACTACCATAGGAACTCCTATCGAAACACAAGACAATCAAGAGCTTGTAGTCACTTTTAATGGTGATGCTCATATAAATTCAAGAATTAAGCGTTTTGGTAAATCATCTTTGGAGATGGCGACCGCAGATTTTATTTCTTCTGGCACAGTGCCTGACAGATTAAAATTTGAAGAGGGTGATTTTACCATTGAGATGTTTATCAGGAGTCATGCAGAGACTATTACAGATTCAAACGTATTTTCAATTAACACAGACGCTTCAAACTACATGCAATTTAGGCTTGCAAATCAATATGGATTAGCATTTGAGTCTAATATTTCTGGAACTCCAACAACTGCTCAAGGAGCTAACACACTTGTAGAGTCACAGCAATATAAAAAACGTGAATTTGCACACATTGCGGCCTCGTTTGACAACCAAGAAGAAAGAATGCGTCTTTTTTACAATGGAAACCTTATTGCCAATGCTTCTTTTGCTGTAGCAAATAACACTTTTACATCTAATGTACAATTAGGACCTACGTTTGCAGGATATATCGATGAATTAAGAGTTTCTGATACTGCAAGATATCATACAGACTTTACACCTCCAGCTAATAGATTTAGACCAGATAATGATACTGTTACTTTGATCCATTTTGATGGTAGTAATGATACTACAGAAGCTAAAGATGTTCATAACGCTATTAATGAGTATGGCTTTACTAGAGATATGGGTGAAATTACTAGAGATGTCGGCCATGTAGGAGTTAGAGGTACATACCCAACTATTAGAAATCAGTATCCTGCACTAACTTTGTCTGGACCTCCCTCTTTTGCCCCGTTTCCTTCTGGCGTAAAAGTAGAGTATAGAGGTGGTTATGAGTCTGGAGACGTTCCTTATGACCTTCAAATGGCCACTCTAGATGTTGTTAAGCTTATTTATAAGCAGGATCAAGAAAAACGCGGTTTCTCATTTGAAGGAGAGCGTGGTGATAAGTATCCGCTAGCAGGTAATTTTCCTCCTCATATCCGTAGGATTTTAGACTTATACAGGATTATTGAATGAAACTAGATTTTAATCTGCTTTTCGATGGAAAACCTCCAAAAGAGTTTTTAGTAGCCCTTAACAGGGTTAGAAAAGGCAGAGCTAAACCTGACTTAGAGATAAGAAAGAAGATTCTAGATCTACAGCTTCTTTCTAACTTCCTGTCAGGAGAGGCAGCAAAGTTTGGTTTACCTGCTTTTGAAGGTTTTTTAGGTGATCCTAAAGGAGCTGCTAGAAATGCTTATACAGCCCCTGGGTCAGTTCCTGATATTGAGATTACTAAAGATGATTTAGTTGCTTTAGTAGGTCCTCAAGTTGCTGCTGAATTTGTAGGACAACCTGGAGGGCGACAAACTCAAGATAGAATTGCTCTTGAATTAAAGCAAACTGCGACTACTAAAAAAGGAAAAGAAACTCTAACTCAGATTGGTGGTAAAGCTTTTGCTTCAGAGATTGAAGGTCTTCAAAACGCTCTAAATAAAATAGGAGCTAGTAAGTATTCATCAGGTGCAATTTTAGATTGGTTTAACAATGAGGCGCCAAAAGCATTTAGAGAACGAGTGCTTAGACAAATTGAGGAAAAGATTGGCAACGTTTTACTTATTAGTTATGTGGATGAACGTGGTAATGTAGCACCTAGGCCAATTATATCTGTAGTTCCAGGCGCAGCTAAGAAACTAAATTTAAGAAGTCCAGCTAATCAAAAAAAATTTTTAGCACCTGAATTAAGAGGTAGTAGCGTTTCATTTCGTCTAAATCCAGCAGGTGTTAAATTTATTGAATCTCAAGCTATTAATATTACACAACAGGCTACTAGGCAACTTAACAAAAACTTTGCTCAAAACTTTTTAAACTTTTATCTTAACCCTAGATTAGGCGGTTCTGCTATTAAAAAGGCTAGATTACAAAGTAGATTTACGCTTGTAAACGCTTTTGCAGAGTTGATAATTTTAGCAGGCCAATTTGACCCTAGCTTTGGTGGCAAAACATTTAATTTTAGACAAGAGATAGATACAGCTAATCCAGGTGCTATATCGGCGGCTGTAAAACCTTCTAAAAGAAGAGCTTCAACAAAATCTCCACAGCAGCAATTAATAAGCGTGGCTCAGTTAACAGAATTAGCTAGAAACGCTTTTGTACAGAGAATGCCAAGAGGGAACCCTGATGGAACTCCTCCCCCTGTTGATAATATATTAACCTACAGATCAGGACGTTTTGCTAAATCGTTTGAAATTTTAACAGTAGACGAAAGAAATAAAAGAATAAGATACACCTATGATCCGATTTACAGAGTTCATGAAGACACAAGACGAAACCCAAGAACTTTAATTGAGTCAGGAATCAGGCGTGTAGTTCAACAAAAATTTGGAACTTCATTTAGGTTTATAAGACAATGACAACTAATAGACGATCAGAGATAGTGGATGACATCTTAATTCCAGAACTCAAAAAGATTAATGGCGGTACGTCGACTTTTGATTCTTCGTACACCTATAACATTAATCTTTTTGATAATGTTTTTAGAGGTGTAAAATTTTTAGATGAAGTCAATGACTTTCCAGCGATTTATTTAGCGGCGGGTACCGAAATTCGAGATTTTGAATCTTTAAGTTTGACGGTAGCAACATTAGACGTTACTATAAGAGCATACGTTTATGGAGAAGATAATTCCCAAAGCCTCGCAGATGATTTAATTCAGGATATTGAGCATGTCATCTATTCATTAGGCGATAATCCCGATAAAGGTGTGCAGGATATAATTATAGACAGCATCACCGTAGATGAGGGACTTGTAGAACCATATGGACTTGCTGAGGTAATATTACAAATAGCCTATAGGCTTGAAAACTAAGGAGAAAAACTATGGCGTCTCTTAACTTACAGAGAAATTCTGAGGTGTTCTTCTCAACCATTGACTTGCTCAATGGTGCAGCTGTTTCTGCAATGACTCCTTCTAATACTTGGAAACTCGAAGTATTAGCTGGGTTTGCAGTTACGTCATCTGCTGCTACACAGGACATCACCTCTCTTGAATCTGGTACTTCGCCAGACCGTTCACAGCAGCGTTTTAATACTGCTATTAACCCTGTTGATTGGAACTTCCAGGTCTACCTTCGCCCAACTAGTGTGGATACTGGAGCGACAGCGCTTGGTACAGGTGCAAAGACTAACGAATCAGGAAACGTAAAGCCAATCGCTGACTGGTTTATGTGGCAGTCAATGGTTTCAAATACCAAAGTATCATCTGGTGCTACAGCCGAACAATCTGTTTGGGAAACTGGTGATGGGGCAGGTGCTGATAGTTCAGGTAAGCTGAGAACTACTACTGTTGCTGCTGCTACAGGTTCACATTCAACTCGTTCTAACTTCTCAACTGCTGTTGAAAACCACTTATACTTTAAACTTGATAACGTTGTTTATCAGGTATCTAATGCTACTGTTAATCAGGCAACTGTTGACGCTGGTATCGAGGAAATTGCAACTACTACTTGGGCTGGTTTTGGTACAACTCTTAAAGAGCTGACGGGAACTCCTCGCGATAACGCTATTTCTGTGTTTGGCGGTGTTCTTAACGCGGGTGGCGCAGCTGTTGTTGGTAACTCAAATGCTGCTGCACTTTCTGCTGCATCTTCTTACCACCCATTTAATCAGATGAACGTCGCAGGTTCTGTTGCTACTAACTCGTTTATTAAAAATCGCCTTAGTGCAATTGAATTCCATCATAAAGCTTCTGCTGCTGCGTCTGATGA